TTGGGCCGCGGTCACGGACGTCGTGATTTCCGACGCCCCGGATGAAATCGTGCTGCAGGACGCACGGGACAGCAAGAAGGCGGAAATTGCGGCGGCGAGGTGGGAGGCGGAGACGGCAGGGATCGACGTGAACGGCTTCACGGTGAGGACAGACCGCGAGAGTCAGGCTTTGATCACGGGGGCGGCGCTCAAGGCGATGCAGGACAGCACTTATTCCTGCCGGTGGAAGACTGAGTCAGGTTTCGTGGAGCTGACCGCTCCGCAAATCCTCGCCATAGCCGACGCTGTCCGGGCGCATGTGCAGTCGTGCTTTGACAGGGAGGGCGAACTGCGTCCCCTCATAGACGCGGCGGAGTCGCCTGGGAACCTGGAGGTGATCGTGTGGTAGCGATTCAGTGTCAGGATTTCTGGCCGCTCCTGCTCACAGGGGCGGTCATTTTTATTGCCGTGAATATTTTGAGGAGGTGAGACCATGCGCATAGTCATCGATCCCGGGCACGGCGGATCTGATCCAGGAGCTATCGGTCCGGCGGGCACCCGGGAGAAGGACATCACCCTGGCGGTGAGTTCCCGCCTCGCTGCTCTCATGGTTGGGGGCGGGCACGAGATCATTCTGACACGGAACGGGGACACGTTTGTGAGTCTGGCGGCCCGTGCGTCCCTGGCGAACTCGCGGAAAGCGGACGCGTTCATATCCATCCACTGCAACGCGGCAGTTTCCCGGCAGGCTCACGGATTCGAGGCCTGGACGAGCAGGGGGCAGACGCGGGCGGACTCCCTGGCGTCCCGAATTGTATCGGCCTGGTCGATCGAATTTCCGGACCAGAACATCCGGTCGGACTGGGGAGACGGCGACTCTGACAAGGAGTCAGGATTTTACGTGCTCCGAAAGACACTTATGCCTGCGGTGCTCCTCGAGATGCAGTTTATCTCCCACCCACAATGGGAACGCTGGCTGCAGGACAAAATAAATCAACACCGCATGGCGACGGCGATCGCTGCGGGGGTGATGGCGTGGAGAAGGTAGGGGGTGGCGGGAAGGTGGACGAAATATCGAGGGTCTGGGAATTCGTGAAGGTGCTGCTCCCTGCGGCGCTGATCGCCATGATGGGCAGCGTGGTGAAATACATCCGCGAGCACCGGGAGGAACCGTTCAGCTGGGGCGAATTCCTCAGCGGCATGGCAGTGGCCGCATTCGCTGGTATCGTGGTCCAGTGTGTGTGCAACGGGTTGGGCGTGGGGGTCTGGCTTTCAGCGGCGGCTACGGCAATGGCCGGGTACGGCGGCGGGAAAACCATCGACCTGCTGATGGACGTGATCTCGAAACGGGCGTGCAAATGATGAACGTGGCTCGATGGCCTCTCAGGAAGCCTCTTGCCCTCTATGCTTCCGCACTGGTGGGGATAGCGTTCAGTGTGTACCTGTGGCGGGACAAGGACATCCCCCCGAACCTCATGCAGCTGCTGATCTGGTTCGGGGGAATTACCGTCGGGGCCTATTTTCTCTCCTCGACGACCGAGGCAGTGAAAGGGGTGGGATCGTCTCAATGTGGACCAAGCGCAAGTGGAAAAAATGGAGAGATAAATACCTCTGGCTCGTCCTCGCCGGCGGAGTCGCCCTCCTCGCAGGAGGACTGCTCGCCTGGTGGTGGTACGTCCCTGCAGCTCCAGAAGCCGCCCTGACAGACTCCATAATCTCCGAAGGGCGCCAGGACCTCGAGGAATGGACGAAACGGGTTGACCAGCTCGCCGAGCAGGTCCGGAAGGAGGTGACCGGCATCCGTGAGACGAATAAGCGCAGCGTGCAGGCTCTGCCTCCTGACAGCGTGGCTACTGGCCTCAATGACGAGCTCTCCCGCTTCCGCGGCCTGGACCTACATTCCGGCGGGGTGGACGGCGACTGAGCCGGGATACTGGGGCACCGAGCAGGACGGGCGGGATACCCTCGAGGCTCTCCGGACGTACCGCGAGGAGCGGGACGCGTGGCGGAAAGCCTTCGAGGATGCCCGGGACGAGAACCGGGCGTTCCAGGAGCGGATGGAACAGCGGTTCTCCGATCTAGAGAAATCCCTCGAGACGGAACGGGCCGGGTGGAAGCGCGAGGTCCGGAAGGCGAAAGGCCCCGGCTTCGGAATTTTCGCGGGTTATGGGTTCGATTCCCATGGGGATGGAAATTTTGTGATCGGTGCGGGGATCGTGTGGAAGATATTTTGAAACATGCCTCCAGAATGCCACAGGTTGAACGATATTGAGTTAAGAGGTATAAAGTGTCGGCTGAGATAAAAAAATGCAACTGGGCGCGAGTTAGACGGCAAAACGAAGAAGAGGGGGGCTTATGGCCCCCCTAAACTTCCACCCATGTGAAAGGCTTTTTACTTGCTGTTACTCTTGCTTTTTTTAACGCAGGGTTTGTTTTGCCTGCATTAATAATTCCACGCCAGTCGTACCATGACATTGTTTCACCAAAATCTACAATATAGTAAACCTGTTTATGCGTTGTGGTCCACACCCTGCCGCTTTTCCGGCCTTCGGTGTGGACCACTTTTTTTATTCTCACGATTTTTTCCCCGGCCATGTCTCTTTCCAGCCGGTGATTCTGTTACCCGCCACCACCGGCCTGAAGGTGGCGTATGGAACCCTGTTGTGGCGGTTCCATACCTCCACGTGGAGACTTGTAAAATTGACCGGTACTTCGTAGTCGGGTATTTGGTCCCGCCTCCAAGCCCCGATCTCGGCCCCCGTGGCCCAGTTGTACTGGGCTCCCAACCGGTGCCCTACGCACCGGTCAAATGAGGCCTTCGCCTCCTCCAGTGTCGGGGGGAGGGTGGAATCCTCGTCCTCGCTAATCTTCTCCGCGAGGTCCTGCGCCTCGCGGTACTCTGCGGTCTGGTAGACCGACGCCTCATCGGCGGCCTCGACCCGGAAGATGTGCTCCCCCCACTCCCGGCCGCCTTCTTCTTCCACAAAAACCCCGCCGAGACTACTGACCCTGATTGCAAAACTTGTCATGGTGTCTTTTCCTCCTTTTTTATTTTTTGCTTCTATCTTCTATATTGATGATTTTGGTGAAGAGGGAGCCTTTAGGACTCCCTCTTTTTTTGTTCCATGGCTTTCCGTCTCCTTTCCACGCTCTCGGCGTCAATCATCCAAACCCGCTCGCCGAATTTCTCGGCCTCCAATATTCCCGCTCCTATCATCGCCACCACCCTCCTGTTACTTACTCCCAGAAGGGCGGCGGCTTGGGCGACGGTGAGGTTAGGCAAAATAAACCTCGGCTACCAAGACCCGGAAAGCGATTTCTTCATCATACTTATCCTCTATGTTGAACTTTACTTTTTTATTTATCCTAACCAATGACGACTCTCTTTTCTGGAGCATAGTATTTACTGCGTTTTCAAGTCTCTGGATTCCAATCCTTCTGCCACGGAGAGGGTACCGAAACCTTCCGTCACCAGAGGGGTGCTGCTCTGGAACTGTGTGCGCGTAAAACAGGTATTCTCCATTTTCTTCGTCTATCCTGCCAGGGAGTGATATGCGCTTTTCGCCAGCTTCAACCGCTTCACAAATATGCTTCGCTGGATACCTCCTGTTTTTACCTTCGTTAAAACTTTTCATCGTCTTTTCCTCCTTATTTTTTGTAGTGGAGGGGCTTGCGCCCCTCCGTGCCGTTAGTACTTCTCTAATTTGCTTCTGATGTCCATCCGCCGTATTGTTTCAAAATTGTTCTGTAACCTCTCTTGTATCATTTTGTCGTGGTGTATTGTTATTGCCGCCTTATTGAGGTTCTGGTATTCCGCTATGTCTTTTCCTGCTCTTTGCAAGTCCCGCATCATTTCCGCCTTCGTCATCTGTACCGCCTCCTCTATTTAGTTTTCAATGTCCCTTCAACCTGAGTAAAGTATAACACCTTTATTCCGATATGGGTATAGGCCGTAAGTCCCATCTTTTACGGTTTGTATAAAAAAATGTATATCCGCTCTACCATCACCCATCATTACCAGCCCTTCGAGTCTCACACAGCCACACCGAACGACACGCCTGCCTTCCCGTTAAATACCTCGGAGATATGTTTTTCAGAAACACCTATAGCCTCACTCACCTCCCGATTTGTTATAGCCCCCACATTCTCCTTCGCTTCCGTCACTCGTTCCGGACTAAAAACAATAGAGTCTGCCTTATTCTTCGCCACACTACTCACACCCCCTCCCGTAAAAAGATACCATTAGGGTAATCTTTCCATCCATGTAATACAACCCATAATATGGTAAGAATTAATTACACATATGGTAAAAAATAGGACTTACGGCCTATTTGCAAACTTACCATATTGGTGTAGGCTATCACCATAAACCGGGAAGAAAGGAGGTGGAGAGGGATATGAAAATCACAAATTTAGATGAACTTATAAAAAAGAGTAACACAAAAAACTCTGAAATAGCCTCATCCCTTGGAGTATCTGAAAAGGCGGTTTCAGAGTGGAGGCAGGGGAGAAAGTTTCCCCGTGACTCCGCTCTTAATTACCTCTTTAGTAAGTTTGGAGCCTTACGAGTAGAAACCGACACGGGAGAAGTTTTCATCCTGCAAAGCCCAAACCCTACATCATCCCCCCGAACACAGGGGGGAGCAGAGAAATAATTTTTAAGCTGATTATTTAGTTTCAACCCGCTCCGGACAGGTAGGAGCCTACGGACAAAAGCGGGAGAAGTTTGACAACCAAATAGAGGAACACAGCTTTTTAGAAAGGAGGGAAGGCGTGTTGGACAGAGAACCTTTCGCAATACATCCAGTTTTAGAAGCACACATCAGGAAGCAGTCTGATGAAGAAAACAAACTACTCGAAGAGTCAATTTTAGCGGATGGATGCCGTGACCCTCTTGTTGTATGGGAAGAGGAAAACGTGCTGGTTGACGGACACCACCGGCTGACGATATGCCGGAGTAACGGAATCCCCTATTCAGTTGTTTACAGGTCATTCCCAAACATTGAGGCCGTAAAGGCATGGATGGACTTGAACCAACTCGGACGGCGCAACCTCTCGAAAGAGGACCGCGACACGCTCATCAGGAGGTTAGCGGAGGCAGGTCACAGGCAGAAGGACATAGCGCAGGTGGTGGGGCTGTCGAAAGGTCATGTATCGGAAATCGTAAATAAGAAAAGTTCGGAAACCGAACATGAACCCACCATTAAAACATCCTCCGCCGCTGAAGAAATAGCAGCACTCCAAGAGAAGGTGCGGTTCCTCGAAAACCTCAAACAGGGACATAGGGAACATGACGATGAGATGCACGACGAAATTGAGGCCCTACAACGAAAACTTACCGAGGCCGAACAGAGAAAACCTGAACCAATTGTTGTGGAAAAACCCGTTATACCACCCGACATTCAAAAGCGACTCAGAGAACAGGAAGAGCAGTTGAAACACCTTAACGCCCTCCATGGTGAAGAGCAGAAGGCGGCACACTTGCGGGCTGAAATAGAAGTGCTCAAAAAGGAGCGCTCAAAGGCGAAGGTCGAGGCGAGTTTCGACGGAGTCATTACCTTAATCATGACTCATAAGACCCTTGCTAAAAACCTGGTGGAACTGGCGAAAAACGGAGACTTGACGATCCAGCAGATTGATGAAGCGGAAAACATGATGGACTCAGTTATGTGCGCCGCGAACGATGTTAAAAACGCCATCCGTGATATACGCGGCAATTTCAAAAAAGGTGGTGCGTTGCGTGTTTTGTGAAGAAATTAAAAGGCAAATGGATTCACAACAGGGAATCACAGTTGATGAGGCTCTGCCCTACCTTGAGATAACCGCCACAGATGAAGAACTTATCACTATGGCAAAAAAGGCTATTGTCCGGCAGACGCTCAGAAATGCTGGCGGGTGGTCGGTCAGGATTGATGAGAGCAATGGGCGAAAAGCCTACAAGTCTGAATCTCAAATGTCAATCTCTGAACTGGAACAGGTCAGGCACTTGCAGATTATCACTGAAGCCCGCGCGCAAAAGGTGGGAGACATGATTACCGAAATGATTGACGCAATAAGGCGCAAGTGGAAGGAATCACGGCAGCAAAGGATGTTTATCCGCGAGGACGAAGCGGCACTTCAGGAAATGCAAGACGCTATGAACTCGTAGGTGACACCATGAACCAACTCTTTTTCCGCTGCTCGGAGGCGGCGCAAATCCTGGCCGTCTCCGTCAGCACCATCAGACGGTTAGCAGAAAGGGGAGTGCTTGACGTTGAATACTTCAGCCCACGAACACCGAGATATCGACTTCCGGCTACTCAAGAGGAGTGGCGCGATTACCGGGCCTTATACCAAGCCTCTTTTGCAGGAACTCGGGCGGGCACTCCGAGAAGAACGGTGGCCGCTACCAATAGCAATCAGGAGCCTTAAGTTACGCGAACTCGCCGTGCTCGAACGGCGGGCGATGGATAACGAAAAGAAAAGGAGGGGAATTTTATGCTTGTTCGGTTTTTAAGGGATTACAGAGGACTTTACTTACTCGCAACGATCTTCGCGCTGGCGTTTCAAATCCCGCTCACCCTTCCGGCAATGTTCAGGATCGGGACGGAGCGGTACAAGCAGGAACTCAGGGAAGGTGTTAAGGGAGCCTTCCGGGTGGCGTGGAATGGTTGAGACATGGGCGTTTGAGCAGGCGTACATGGCCTGCATGTTGAGCGCGGTGGCGGTGGGATGGATAACCATGACTGTCATTGATTACAGGAGGTTGAGACGTGTCCATCAGCGGCGTTTGTCTCGTTAAAGACCTGGTGGAATCCATCACGGTGGCTTGGATGTTGGCTCGACTCTACGGGAGGCGGAAACATGGACAGTGAAGAGCTTGAGATTTTTATCGACGCCGTATTGGATTAATAAAAAACTCCCGCCCCGCAGGCGAGCGGGACGGGGGAAGGGAAGAGAGGCAGGCAGCCGGATTTTTTGTCTGCCTTTATTCTACCACAAGTTTGATGGAGGTAAAACCATGACGATAACAGAAAAAATCATGGAGGCCATAGCGGAGGACGTACAGGAAATGATGTGCTTGGACTGTCCGCATGCGGAACACTCAGAGGCCACATTTTACACCCCGGAATGGAACGACTGTCCGGGCGAGGGTGAACCGTGGGATGGTGGATGCAGGAGACATGACGAGTACGAGGCGGTCGAGGGACGTGTCAAGGAATGTGAGCAGGATATACAGGTGATTATTTTTGGAAGGATGTGTGTGGGATGCCCCGAAAAATGAATCTTACTGCATCCATGATCAGGGCTTATAAAGCCTGCCCAAAGCTCTACGAATTCCAGTATGTCCACATGCTAAAACCTATAAAAACACCGGACGCACTGGAGATGGGGAGCAACTATCACGCAGAGATCGAAAAAGTTCTGAGTGGTGAACCGACATCCTGCACAATCCCCGGCATCATGGCGCGGGCGTTTGACAGGTTCATCCCGTGGCGTGAGTGGAAGATAGAAAAAGTCGAGGAAGAGTTTGAAATCAGCCTCACCCCCTTCCTCTCTCTACGAGGAAAGATCGATGCCATATGCGCTGATGGTACTCCGGTGGAGCATAAAAGCGCATCTCAATCCATCGGAGACGAGACCGCTTCAGGCTTGAAATACCGGGACAAACTTGCATGGGATGACCAGGTAACCATTTACCTGATGGCGCTTGGGACTACCCGCGTGAAGTACACAGTCTGCCAGAAGCCGTCCATACGCCTGAAGCAGAACGAAACGGAAGAGGAATATCTTGCGCGGTGCGAGGGGTGGTACGACGAGACGAAGGTTCGGTTTTTCGAGGTGACTCGAGACCCAAAGGAACTTGAGGATATGGAATCTGAAATCCGGTTCCTTGCCTCGGAGATCCGCCGTAGAAAACACTTCTACCGGAACCCATCCCACTGCTCGCTGATGGGGTGCTCGTATGCGTCCATTTGTCTGAACTATGACCCGGAGATCGTGTCCGGGTTCGTGAAGAAAGAAAGGATGAGTGAAGAGTTATGCAGATTTTAAAGGCATCGGAACTGAAGCAGGAGAAGCAGACGATTCTTCTGTATGCGCCTCCGGGTTTCGGGAAAACAACGCTTCTCGGAGTATTGCCGGGGAAAACTCTGGTTATCGACGTGGACAGGGGAACGTCAGTTCTCCAGGGAAACAAGAACGTGGATATCATACGGCTTGACGAAAACCTTTCCGACCTGCCGAAGGTATGCGAAATGCTGGAGAAGAAGAACGAGTACCAGAACGTGTGCCTTGATTCCCTCTCGGAGCTGGAGAAGGCCATGCTGACAGTCTACGGACGCGAGGGAAAGAACGACGGCGCCCCCGAGCAGGGGCACTACCTGAAGACGCAGTTCAAAATAGCAGACTATTGCCGGAGACTCCGGGCACTTCCCGGCAACACTATTTTCACGGCATGGGAGACGCTGAAAGAGATCATTTCTCCCACCGGAGAGAAGTTCACGCAGGCCCGCCCCCTGCTCTCGGACAAGAGTGTGGACCTTATTTGCGGGCTGTGCGACGTGGTGGGGCAGATCATCATCAGCTCCAAGGACAACGAGCGATACGTACGCCTGAAGGGCTCCACTACGGTGGTGGCAAAGGACCGCCTGAAAAAGCGGGATTTCTGTAAATTTGAGGAGCTGATCTGATATGAAGTGGAATTTCGATGCGAGCCAGTACGACCCGAACAAGAGCTTCGAACTAATCCCGGTGGGGGACCACAGGGTGAGGATCGAGACGGTGGAGGAACAGGTGAGCAAGACCGGAAACGACATGCTGAAGCTCACTCTCACCGCGTCAGGCTACGGCTCCAAGCTCTTCCATTACGTGGTTTTCATGCCCGACAGGCCGGAGATCACGAACCAGAACATAGGTTCAATCTGCGATTCCATAGGGGTTCCGCTCCCCAAAAGCGGAGAAGAGGTCAATTACCACGAATGGCAGGGCAAGGTCGGAGCGGCACGCGTGAAGCACGAGCAGTACGACGGTAAACCGCAGGCGAAAATCGCGTACTTCCTCCTGCGGTCAAAACAGGGCGATCTTCCTCCGTGGCAGGAGAAGGGGGATAAAAACTTCACCTCGGTGAGGGAAGAAGAAGAGGTAAATGTCCCGTTTTAATCTTCGTCCCTACCAGCAGGAATGCCTCGATTCCATACCGGATTCCGGGGCTTTCCTGATCCAGATGGCTACGGGGCTCGGGAAGACGGTCACGTTTTCCCGGGTCCCCCGCCGGGGACGTATGCTCATCTTGTCCCACCGCGAGGAGCTTGTGTGGCAGCCGAAGAAATATTTCTCCTGCTCCTTCGGCGCAGAACAGTCCGGAAACAGATCCTCCGGTGAGGAAGTGGTTTCCGCTTCGGTTCAATCCTTGACCCGCCGTCTCGGTTCCTTCTCACCGAACGCATTTGACATTCTCATCACCGACGAGGCACACCACGCGAGTGCACCGACATACCGGCGCATTTACGACCACTTCAAACCACGGCTTCACCTGGGGTTCACCGCTACCCCGAACCGCGCTGACGGACTCGGGCTTGACTCTATTTTCGAGGATATCATCTTTGAACGTGATCTTGCCTGGGGGATACGGAACGGGTGGCTGTCAGATATTTACTGCATCCGTGCACGCGTTGGGTTTGACCTGTCACGCGTTGCATTGCGTCTGGGGGATTATACCGCCGGTGAACTTGAGAAAGCTGTGAACATCGAATCCGCAAACAAGGCCATCGCTGACGTGTACCGGCAATACGCAGGGAAACATACGTTGATTTTCGCCGCCGGTGTAGAACATGCCCGCGAACTGGCGAAGAGGATCCCAGGAGCGGTGGCGGTCGCCGGTGGTGAAGAGAGAGAAGAAACCGTCAAGTCATTCCTGAACGGTTCTATCCCTTGTCTGGTGAACTGCATGGTGTTCACGGAAGGGGTGGACCTGCCGAACGTGGATACGGTTATCATCGCCCGCCCTACGCAGAGCGCAGGACTATATATGCAGATGGTTGGGCGAGGGACGCGAACCTGCCCCGGAAAGGAACGGCTGACGCTGATCGACTGTGTGGGGATCTCCGAAGCGGAAGGCTTGTGTACCGCCCCAACGCTGATAGGACTTGACCCGGATTCTCTCCCGGAGAAAAAGCGAAACGTGCAGGGAGACCTGTTCTCTCTTCCGGGTCAGATGCGTAAGGCTATGGATACACCAGAGGCGCACATCAGGAATATCGAGTATGTAAACCTGTGGGCTAGGAAGATGAAGTACTCCCTTCACGGGGTGAACTGGTTCAAGATGCCTGACGGAAGACTTGTGCTCTCCACTCCGCAGGTGTCTCTTCCGTCACCTGATCACCTTGGACGCATGACACTTCCGAACGGTGAGATTGTTCCTGCCCAGAGGGTTTTCGACAGGGTATATACATGGCTCTCAAAAGAGCACGAGGACAAGCGCCCCTTGTGGGATACAAAACTAGCAAAGCGCACATGGGGAGGATATCAGGCGACTGATAAGCAGAAAAACATCATACGAAGGCGGTATCCGGAAATGGACGTGGAAAACCTGACGAAGTTCCAGGCGTCCCAATTGCTGACGAGGGTATTCAATGGCTAGCCGGGGACATTACCTCGAGACAGAGATAGAACGCGTACTGCGGTTTCTCGGGAATATGGGGGTACACGGACATAAAAACCATGCCAGGCGCACGGCTGAAGGGGCATATCTCGAGGGTGAGCCATTTGATTACGAGGTCCTTTCTGACGGTGTGCTGCACTGCTTCGACGCTAAGGAATGCGCCGGAGATAAGTGGAGTCTGAAAAACGCGAAACTCTCTCAGGTGGATAACCTGCTTAAATGCGCTGCACACGGAGCGGAGGCGTTTTTCCTCGTGTACTTCAAGACGGTTCGGAAGCTTGTACGGTTTAACGTACAGTTTGTGAAAGAGGCCATGTGTTCAGGGAAAAAATCACTTGGGCCGGATGAGGGGGTGAGCTGGGATTGGACCGAATTAAAGCCATCAAGGAAAAATACTCCGTAATAGAATACGCCCGGTCCGTCCTGGGGATTCCCATACGAAAGGCCGGTGACCGCTGGAAATCATTCAGCGGCGGAAACAACCCTTCAAGTGTGGTGTTTTTTGAAGACTGGTGGTATGACCACAAAGCGGGAATGGGCGGCGATGTTATTGACCTGTGCGCCGTGGCACGACATAACGGAGATAAAGGAAATGCTATCCGTGAACTGGGTGGTGTAGACCACGGGTGGCGAGAATACACTCAACAGCTCGGGAACAAGTGTTTCAAGTGGCATGAGGATCTGCGCCCCTCGGATATCAAGTATCTCAACAGAAGGAAAATCACAATCGAAACCGCTAGAAGATTGAAAATAGGATTCGACGGGGAAAGACTTGTTATCCCATACTGGAAAAATGGATACATTGCTTACTATGTGAGCAGAGAAAGAAACGAAAGTTCAGGACAAAACACGTGTCCTGAAACCCCCTTTCAGGACATCGACACCCCTTCTCAGGACACGTCCAATGTCTTGAACAAAAGTTCAAAAAAAGAAAAACGCAGTTCAAAATACAAAAAAGCTCCGCTCGACGGACTAAACGAAAATATCCCCTGGGGACTCCATACACTGGAGCGCGAAGGGGACGTGTTGGTTATCACGGAGGGGGCCTTCGACGCCCTCTCCTTCGAGCAGGAGGGGTACAAAGTACTCTCCCCGATGGGGGGGCACTTCAACAAAGATTCCATGAAACAGGTCATCAATATCTGCCAGACGCAGGAAAAGACGTTCCTGTGTTTTGACTCCGATGACGCCGGGAGCAAGTTCCAGAAGAACATGGCTCAAACACTCTTCCGCGCAAAATGCACTTTCACCTGCGGTACGCTTCCCGAAGGCGTGAAGGATGTTTCAGACTATTACGCCGACGGAGGCGATTTAAAGGCGCTTGTTGAAGTCGCAGAAGACGGGGTGACTGTACTGTGCCGGAAGATGAAGGACAAGAACGAGTTCAAGACATTCGTCTTTCAGGCTGCCCGGTATGTGGAAAAAGCCGAGCTGGTTGGATTGTTCGATCTCGTGGACTTCCCCGCGCCATGGCTTGCACAAGTCAAGAAACAGGCATTGTCCGCACCGCCGGAGGACATGATAGTCAAAGAGATAGTACAGAAACATAAAATTAAATTCTTCGACGCTCTCGGCTTCTATGAGTACTCCAGCGGAGTCTGGGCCAGACGGGGAGACAGTGAGATCAAGTCCTACATCTCTGACGCTCTCGGGTGCTACCGTTCAGGCTCAAGGGTGAATTCCATCTTCACCCTGTTAAAAGCGGAGACGGTAAGCGTCCAGCAATTCAACACGCAGCCGGTATTCAACTTTAAAAACTGTATGCTCGATCTCAAGACCGGCGAAAAAGTACCTCATTCCGAAACATTCCTGTCCTCGATACAAGTTCCATACGATTACGACCCGGAAGCCTTCTCACCTCTATGGATGAAGTTTATAGACGACATCTGCGAGAGCGACGAGCGTCGCATGGCTCTCCTCCAGGAGATAGCCGGATATGTGCTGTTCGAGGATAACAGCCTGCAGAAATGCTTCTTCCTTATAGGCGACGGGGCCAACGGGAAAAGTGTGTACCTGGATGTGCTGATGGATGTTTTTGGATCGGAGAACGTGTCTAACGTGGAGATGTCCGGACTCGTGGAGCCGTTTCAAAGAATTCACCTGCTCACATCAATCGTGAACATATCTACGGAAACACGCTCCGACGTGAAGGGCGCGGAATCTGTTTTTAAGCAGATAGTCGTCGGCGACACCATCAGCGGATGCTACAAAAATAAAGACTTCCTTACCTTCAAACCGCGAACAAAACTGGTCATAGCGTCAAATGAATACATCAAGAGCCGTGACACTACTACCGGTTTTCTTCGCCGAATATGTTTTGTCTCCTTCAACGCGAAATTTGTAGATGAGCCTGGACCTGGAGAAAAAAAGGCAGACAAGCACATCGCATCGAAACTTAAGGCCGAGCTTCCCGGAGTATTCAACTGGGCATATCAGGGATACAAAATCCTCCAGGCGTCGAAGACGTTCACCGTCACTGAGGATCAGGACGAATTGATGGAAGGGTTCATGAGAATGACGAACCCGCTTGTAGCATACCTTGAAGAGACTGGGCTTACAGGACGTGTTAACCGGAAACGGATGTATGAGGACTATGTAGAGTGGTGCAAGGAGGCCGGGCATGAATCCATGAGCCGGACGAAGTTCGTACAACAGATGAGGCAAACCATAAAACAGACGAAGCGTCGTGTTACGGAATCAAAATACGGAGGCGACAGACAGTTTATTTTTTGGGATGATCCTGGGGCACTTAGGGGCACTTTTGGGGCAGATGAAAACATGCAAAGTGCCCCAAGCTAAACCCTTACTATTACTTACTTTATTTACTTTTGGGGCACTTGGGGCACTTAAATAAAAGTTAATAAGAAATAAAAAGAAAAGGTAAGTGTGTATAGGGCGGAATAAAGAAGTCAATAGGTTTGGAAGTGCCCCAAGTGCCCCAAGGCAAAAAAATGAGTATTCATGGGAATCCATGAAAAAAAAGTTTGGGGCACATCGTTTTAAAAGTGCCCCTGAGAAATGCCCCAAGAAAAAGAGGAGGGTAAAAAATGCACATACCTATAGAGGTATTAAAGATACTTCACAAATACCGTTGGCGAAATTCACTGTCAACTGAAGAGGTTATCGAAATATCCGGCAGAAAGGACGGGGCAACGTATTTTATTTACCCCGGCTCACCAAGCGAGGCATTCACTTATGAAATGGCGGAAAGACTCCATCGTGCCGGAGCATTCGGTAAAGGCTCAGAAATAAAAAGTGATGGAGTTATTGCAGTAAATGAACATGCATACCACAGCCTGGAGGATTTCTTAAGCGCCGTGACAGAGGAATGGGAGAAGCATAAAGAACGCCTTTTGAGGTATGTTGATAATGCGCATTGAACTCACCACCCTACGCGCCGAACTCGCCATACTCGCCCCGCGCCTTGCTAAACACAGCACCTACTCCGACGAGGGACGCAAGGTAGCGTCACGCATCGAGTGGCTGGAGCGTCGCATAGCGTGGCTGGAGCGGGAGATACTGCGGAATGAGGGACAAACAAATCTATTCGAGGAGGCATGACGATGGCAGGCAAATATCAAAACGGATATAAACCCGACAAAGGGGGAAACAAAGACGCCCTCTTCGGCGGCGGGAAATGGAAACAACGCCGTCACCAGCTTGATTACCTGGAGGAGCACGAGGCTGAGATAATCGCCGATGCGCAGTCAGATATGGACATCCTCGCCATCGCGCACAAACACCGTCTTGGCGTCGCTCCGCTCCGGAAATGGCTTGAGGATGGAGGAGTTATCGAACCTCCCGCGCCGCCGGTGAATATCAGCAAGACTATCGAGCGTCCCGCAGTCCCGTCATTCCGGCTCAAAGAGGGTGAGTGGTATGAGATGCGCGAGGCTCGTGATGAAGCCAAGTTCAGCAAAGTACAGGTGATTTTCGAGGGTACTGTGAGAGGCCGTACGCCTGATGGGAAGCACTATTTATTCCGGAGTCGGCATGGGAGCCGGTACGCCTACACGTGTTACCAGCTAAAGGACGCGCTGTGCGGGGTGTGGGGGTAAATGCCCGGTGCGGCAACACCGGGCAAGTGGAAAGGAGGTACATGGTGGAACAGATGGATTATATGACCTTCCTGGTGCAGAAACAACAATCTGCGAAACCGGAGGGTATTACGGATATACGCCTGCCTGACGCAATGTTCGACTTCCAAAGGCATCTGACAGAGTGGGCTTTAAGACAGGGACGATCTGCCATATTCGCGGACTGTGGTATGGGGAAAAGTTTAATGCTTATGGCGTGGGCTGAGAATATTGTACGGCATGAAAATAAACCTGTTTTGGTGGTAACACCGCTGGCGGTCACGGCGCAGATAATCCGTGAGGCTGATAAGTTCGGGATAGAGGCGCACAGGTCAAACGATGGGAAGCCAGCTGGAGATATTACAGTAACGAATTACGAGAAGATGGAGCGGTTTAACTGGCAGGATTACTCAGGTGTGATTTGCGATGAGTCGAGCAGGATCAAAAGCGCTGATGCGGCCACCAGACTGCTTGTGACAGATTTTATGCGGAAGGTTCGATACCGGCTCCTTTGTACGGCGACCGCTGCACCAAATGATTATATCGAGCTTGGTACATCCTCTGAAGCATTGGGATACCTCGGTTTTATGGACATGTTGAACCGCTTCTTTAAGAATGATAACAACAACTCAGGGATGAGGCGCATGTATGGAGAAGCGCCGAAGTGGAGATTCCGAGGGCATTCAGAACTCCCATTCTGGCGGTGGGTATGTTCATGGGCGCGGGCATTGCGGAAACCATCTGACCTTGGATTTTCTGACGATGGGTTTCACCTACCTCCGCTCTATGAGAACGAGCACCTGGTCAGGGCAAACAATAAACGGGAAGGGTTTTTATTCGAGATCCCCGCTCGTGATTTACGGGAACAGCGGGAGGAACGAAGGCGCACTGTCATTGAACGGTGTGAGAAAGTGGCAGAACTTGTAAAGCATGAACGTCCCTCTTTTGTCCTGTGCCATCTCAACGACGAAGG